ACAGCACCCGCCGCGCCTATGACTGGTGGCGCTCGCTGATTCCCAGGGGCCTACATCACCGCGTGCGGCTGATCAAGGGCGGCAGCACGGCCAATGCCCCGGCGGTCAAGGAGAGCTATCCCGACGCCAGCCAGGGCGGCAGCAAGCGCGCCACCGCCCGCGGGGATGTTCCCATGCTGATCCTCAACACCCAGCGCCTTAAGGATGCCCTGGCCAATGACCTGGCGCGCGAGGTGCCGGGGAGCGGTTACGTCCACCTGCCCGATTGGCTCAGCGACAAGCACCTGGCCGAACTGTCAGCCGAGCAGCGTACGGAGAAGGGCTGGCAACAGATCCCAGGGCGCCGTAATGAGACCTGGGACCTGATGGTCTATACCGCTGGCCTCTGGTCCTGGCTGCGCGGTGACAAGGTGAAATGGGACCGCTCGCCACCCTGGGCTGCCGAGTGGGAAAGCAATAGCGAGGTCATTACCAGGGCGCAGCGCGAACTGCTCAAAGCCGCCCACCCACTGCCGCGCGCCAAATCACCGCGCGCCAAACCACCGCGCGGTCCCGGCCTGGCGCCGGACGGCTGGAGCCTGTAGATGCCCGGGGTAGAGGATGACGTGCTGGCCGTCATTGTCGATGCCGCCCTGCTCGCCGCCCGTGCCGAAGGACTGACCGTCCCTGCCGCGCAACGCCTGGCCGCCAAGATTTGCGAGCGACTGCGGCGGGAACTGGGAACATTGCGCGTCTATGTGCCCGCCGCTGACCGTGCCGCGCGCGACCGTGCCATTCTCGCCGGCCGCCTTGCCGGGGATAGTCGCGCCACCATCGCCGCCCGCGTCGGCGTGTCCCTGGATACGGTGGATCGCGTCGTCCGCCGCCAAACGCAAAAACGGCGCCCGCCCGGTAATGGGCTGGCGCCGGAAGGGTGGGGGTTATAGGGCGGGGCTGGGCTTGGCGGGCTTGGCAGCCTTGGCGCGGCGGTATTTGGCAGCCTGTTTGCAGCGCTCGCTGCAATATTTGGCCCGCCGGTCCTTGGCGGTGAATGTCGCGCCGCAGACATGGCAGCGGTAAGCCCGGGTCGGCCGCATCGCCGCCAGGGCGGCGCCGGGGGTGGAGGTGGTCATGAGCCTACTCCACCAATTAGCACTGGCGACACGGCATAACCGTCCTCGTCAAACCCCGTTTTATGTGTAGTGTTATCCCATGCCACAATGGCGTAGATGCCAGGCTGAGGAAAGCCATAACCGGCCTTCTCAACCTTGACGATCTCCAGCGCGGTGCCCTTGCCCATGATGGCGGTGTTGACGCGGCTTGCCGTGGTAATGTCAGAAATTTTGGTGTAATCGGTCATTTTCTCTCTCCGGTTGTGGCCCGTCCGTGGGCCTGGGTTGGTTGTTCAGTAAACGCAGCCACCGCCAGCGGTCATTTCGCGCTCGCAGTCGCTGAAACTCTGGATAGCAAAACGAACCTGGCGCCTTGCGCCCCCTGTTACTTGGGCCAGCCAAGCAGATCGGTCAAATCCGTTCATCCTGCGGATGATTTCCTCCTGTCCAACCATGTTGATCTTTAAGCTGGTCCACGGTGATTGCTGAATGCTGATGCTGTTCATGGTCTCTCTCCGGTTGCGGCCCGTCCGTGGGCCTGGGTTGGTTGTTAACGCGATATCCGCTGGAGCACGCGCACAATCCGCGCCTCCAGATCTTTGCTTTCCGCGTATCCGCTCAGCTCTACCTCATCCATGTCGCCAAGTGCAGACCGGGTTACGGTCATTCCCGATTTTTCGCACTGCGCCTTTTGTGATTCGCTTAGGTAGTTTTGCTTTATCACTGCCGGTACTGGGATGCTAACGATGTTCATTTGTCTCTCTCCGGTTGTGGCCCGTCCGTGGGCCTGGGGTTGTTATTGGGCGCGGGCAAAGGCGGCTTGATAGAGGGGATGATCCTCAAACAGCACCACCCTGCTTTTTTCAAAATAATCGGTCTGCGAATCAGAGTTGTTTTCGCACTCTGAAAAAATCTTGTCTAGGTCGTAACCGTACTCTTTCGCGTATAAGGTCACGCATGGGCGGCCATCGCGGCGGGTAAAAGCCGAGTAATGCACCTTTGCCTTTACCTTGGTTTCTGTGTCGGTCACATAGAATTTTTGCAGCTTAATCATTGTGTCTCTCCGGTTGCGTCGTGATTGGTCTCGGTCTCTTTGGTCTCCCGGTCGGTCCGTGGGTGTTCGGGCCGGGATGGAGGGTCTCTGGTTCTAGCCGGTGTTCCCCTTCCCTTGATTAATATTCTACACCATAGCGCAACAAGGTCAAGTGTCTTTTTGCACTTTTTTTCATCTTTTTTTCAGCCCGCCTACCTGCCGCATTTTCTGCCTAGTTTTGCGGCCAGGATGTGGTCCATGCTGATGCCATGGCCCTTACCTCCGCCGACCTCGACGCCCTGGACCTTGCCATTGCCTCCGGCAAGCTGGCGGTGCGCATTGGTGACCGCATGATCACCTACCAGTCCCTGAGCGATCTCCTCAAGGCCCGCGATCATGTCGCCAAGCTGCTGTCCGCTGCCCCTACCCGCACGGCGCCGCGTTTCCGCACGGCGGTCTTCGATGATGCCTGATACCCCCATCGCTTCTCTGGCGGATCGCCTTATCCGTGCCCTGGCGCCGTCCTGGGCGCTGCGTCGTGAGCAGGCCCGCCGCGTGCTGGCCTATTACGAAGCCGCCCGCCCGGATCGCCAGCGCAAGGCCCGCCGCGAGGGCAATACCGGCTCTCAGGCCGTGCGCCAGGGCAGCCTGTCCATTCGCGAGCAGGCCCGCCACCTGGAGCAGAATTCGGATCTCGCCCGGGCGGTCTTGCGGGTGATGGTCAACAACACCATCGGCGCGGCCGGTATCCAGGTCGAGCCCACGCCGCTAGACGGCGCCGGTAAGGTCGATACCCTCACCGCCGCGGCCATTCTGGAAATCTGGGAGGAATGGGGCGAGGCGCCTGAAGTCACCCGGCAACTATCCTGGCCGAAGGTGCAGCGCCTGCTGGCCCGCAGCAAATTCCGCGATGGCGAGGCCCTGTGCCGACTGCTCGGGCCCGCCGCGCCGGTGCGCCATGCCGGCGCCCTGCCTTTGTCGCTCGAATTGCTGGAAGCCGATTTCTTGCCGCTCGGTCATGACAGCGAGTTCCAGGGCCGCAGCGTGCGCGATGGCATCGAACTGAATGCCTGGGGCCAGCCCTTGGCCTATTGGCTCTATCGCGGCCATCCCGGCGAGATCGGCGATCTGCGCGTGCCTTGGTCCACCCTCTCGCGCATCTCCGCCGAAGACGTGATCCACCTGGCGCAGCGTGACCGTTTGCACCAGCGCCGTGGCATGTCCGACTTCGCCTCCATTTTGGAAAGGCTGGACCATCTGCGCGATTACGAAACATCCGAAACCGTGGCCGCCAAGGTGGCCGCGTCCATGGGCGCCGCCATCAAGAAAGGCACGCCTGACCTGTATAACGCCGAAGGCACCGACGCCGATGGCGAGCCGCTGCCACGCGATCTGATGTTCCGCGCCGGCATGATCTTCGACGATCTGCAACCCGGCGAATCCATCGAGATGATCGGCAACAACGGGCGCCCCAATTCCGGCCTGCTTGGCTTCCGCTCCGCCCTGCTGAAAGCCGCCACCGCGGGCGTCGGCGTGAGCCATTCCAGTGTGTCGCGCGAATACGATGGCTCCTACTCCGCTCGCCGGCAGGAGCTGGTCGATTCGTGGGTCGATTACGCCGTTTTGAGCCAGGACCTGGCCGCCGAGCTGGTCCGCCCCATCTACCGCCGCGTGGTGGCGACCGCCGTCGCCACCGGCCGCCTGCGCCTGCCGCCCGGCATGCCGCTGGGCCGTGCCGTGCAAGCGATGTACGTCACGCCGCAGATGCCCTGGGTTGATCCGGCCAAGGAGGCATCGGCCTGGGAGACGCTGCTTGGTTCCGGCCTCGCCTCCGGTCCCGAGGTCGTGCGCAAGCGCGGTCGCAGCCCTACGGATGTGCAGCGCGAAGAGATGCAATGGCGTCGCCAATGGCGCGAGGCCGATGAATCCCTGGCCTACCTCGCCCCGGTGACCGCGCCCACGGAATCCATGCCGAATCCAGATGACGACCCGGATGAACCGCCCGAGCTAGATGAGGATGACGAGGAGGCCAATGCCTCCCGCCCGCCCCGGAGATCACTCCATGCCGTCCGCTGATACCCGCCCGATGGAACCGCCTTTGAACCTGCGCCAGGCCGTGCGCCTGGGCTTGAGCATGCCGCTTGCTCGCCGCCCCGAGGCTACCTCGCCCGTGCCGCCCCTGGCCATTGGCCCCTGGTGGCAGATCCAGGCCAAGGCCGCGCCCGCCGAGGATGCCGCGCTCGCCAGTGCCGAAGTGCTGATTTATGGCGACATCGGCGAGTCCTGGGACGGCGAGAGCGTCGCCGCCAAGGATTTCGTGGTCGCGCTGCAAAAGGTGGAGGGTGCCGCCTTGACGGTGCGCATCAATTCCTATGGCGGCTCGGTGACGGACGGTCTGGCCATTCATAACGCCCTGCAACGCCAGCGCGTGCATGGCCCAGTCAGTGTCGAAGTGGATGGCGTCGCCGCCTCCGCTGCCTCCCTGATTGCCATGGCTGGCGACAGCCTAAGCATGGCCGATAACGCCCTGCTGATGATTCACGCGCCCTGGGGTGGCTGCCTCGGCAATGCCGCCGATATGCGCGAGATGGCTACCACGTTGGACCGCTACGCCCAGGCCATGGCCGGCGCCTATGTGCGCCCCGAGTTCAGCCGCGAGCAGGCCCTGGCCCTGCTGTCGGACGGCGCCGATCATTGGTACACCGCCGCCGATGCCCTCGCCGCCGGCCTGGTGGATCGCATCGGCCCCGCCGCGGCCGTTGCCGCTGCCGTGCCCGCGCGCTACCAGGCCCGCGCCGCTTTCTTTACTGCCGCCGTGACCCCCGTGGCCGCGGCTATCCATGAATCCCTATCCGCGCCCCCCGGCGCATTACCCGAGGAGCTTCCCATGTCCGACCAGGCCATGCCCAAGCCCTCCGCGCCGAACGTCGCGGAGATCACCGCCACTGCACAGGCAACCGCACAGGCTGATGCCCGCGCCGCCCTGGCTCGCCGTAACCTGGACCTGAAGGCCAGGTACGATGCCTTCCGCGCTGCCTATCCCGGCACGGATGAAGTCGTCCGCGGCTGCTACGATGCCGCCATGGCGGACATTGACGCTACCGCCGAAGGCTTCACCGCCGCCGTGCTGGCAAAACTGGCCGAAGGCCCTGGCCCCGTGGCCGGTGCCCATACCAGCCGCGCCAGCATGGTTGAAGACGAGGCCGACAAGCGCAAAGAAGCCTGTGCCGTCGCCCTGCTGTCCCGCGCCGCCATCAAGGCCGCCTCGCCTGCCGAAATGAATGGCAACCCCTTCCGCGGCAAGACCCTGACGCGCATCGCCGAGGATGCCCTGGTTCGCGCCGGCGCTCGCGTCGCCGGGCTGGACCCCATGCAGATTGTGGCCCAAGCCTTCACCCAAAGCACATCGGACTTCCCCGTGCTGATGGAAAACGTCATGCACAAGGCCCTTCTGTCTGGTTACGCCATCGCCGCCGACTCCTGGCGCCGTTGGTGTTCCGTGGGCTCAGTCTCCGACTTCCGCGCCCATAACCGCTACATGCTCGGCTCCATCGATGAGCTGGACGTGGTCCTTGAAGGCGGCGAGTTCCAGACCAAGGCGATCCCGGACGGCCGTAAGCAATCGGTGTCGGTTGCCACCCGCGGCAACATCCTGACACTGACCCGCCAGGCCATCATCAACGATGACCTCGGCGCCTTCGTCGGTCTGGCCAATGCCCGCGGTCGCGCCGCTGCCAGGACCATCGAGAATGCGGTCTATGCCGCCATTAGCCTGAATGCAGGCTATGGCCCGGCGCTGTCGGATGGCAAGACCATCATCCATGCCGATCACGACAACCTCGTGACCAGCGGTTCCCCGCCGTCCGTGGTATCCATCGAGGAGGGCATGTTGCTGTTCGCCGCCCAGAAGGACATTAGCGGTAACGACTATCTGGACCTGAATCCAACCATCGCCCTGGTGCCGAAAGGGCTGGAAGTTACCACGCGCGTTATCAACACCGCCACCAATGACCCGGCAGCCACCGGATCGAGCAAAAACTTCCTGACGCCCAATCCCTATCAAGGCGTGTTCAGCGACATCGTGGCCAGCCCGCGCTTGGTGGCGACGAAGTGGTACATGCTGTGCTCGCCGGATGTGGCGCCCGTATTGGAAGTCTCGTTCTTGAATGGCGTGCAGGAGCCCGTCATGGAGATGGAACAAGGCTTCAGCGTGGACGGCGTGAGCTGGAAAACGCGGCTTGATTTTGGCGTTTCAGGCGTCGGGTATGAGGGCATCGTCCTCAACCTTGGCACCGGCAAATAAGAGGAGCATCACCTAATGGCTACTAACTACATCCAGCCGGGCGAAGTGTGCGAATACACCGCTGGCGCCACCATTTCCAGCGGCGATCTGATCGCCCTCAATAACCGCGCGGGCGTGGCCTTGACCGACATCGCCAATGGCTCTACCGGCTCCGTCGCCTTGACCGGCGTCTATACCGTGCCGAAAACGGCGGGCGCCACCTGGTCCGTTGGTCAGGCGATCTATGTGATCTCCGCCACCGGCATCGCCACGGTCACGGCCACCGGCAACGTCCCTGCCGGCTTTGCCTTCGCCGCGGCCCTCGAAGGCGCCACCACCGGCCAGCTCTTGCTGGGCGGTCAACACGCCATGGCCACCGCCGCCAATGTCGCCGGCCTGACGGATAGTTCAGGCGGGGCCGCTGCCGATGGCACCCTGGCCGCCAATGGGGCGGTGTCGATTATCAGTATCCCGGTCACGCTCTCGAAGATTGTCGATGGCGATCTGGCGACCACCTTCACGCCGGGCTTTGCCGGGACCATTTTACGCACCCAGTTTGTCGTGACTGATCCGGTCACCACGGCGGACAAACTCTCAACGCTCAATTTGGAAATTGGCACCACCAACGTCACCGGCGGCACCGTGGCCCTGACTTCCGCTGCCTGCACCCCGTTGGGCAAGACCATCGCCGGTGCGGCCGTGACCGCCACCAACGTGTTCACCGCCTCGGATACGATCAGCGTCGAAGCGTCCAGTACGACCGGCTTCGCCGAAGGCGCTGGCGTCCTGATGATCACCGTCGCCTCTGATGTGTCGGACGACAACACCAAGGACTTGGCTACGACGGTCAACGCCGTACTCGCTGCCCTCAAGGCTGGCGGCATGATGGTGGCTGATTAAGCCACCCCGCGGGCGCGGCCACCCCGCGCCCGCCCCCATTCATTGCGGGGGCCATAAGGCCGCCGCTTCGGAGGTCCCGCCATGGCCAGCATGCTCCCAGACAATCGCCGCCCCACGCGCCCCGATTGGGACCTGCTGGCGATGGCCGTGGTCCTGGTCGGCGGCATCATCGGCGTCCTGCTGGCCCTGCTGGGGGTTGGCAAATGAACTGTCAAGGATTCCTGAACAGTTGCCTCCGCCGCCCGCCAGGCTGGCCCCTCCTGGAGGCCCTGGCCATTACCGCCGCTGCCCTGCTGGTCGTGACCCTGGCCGTGGAGCTGGGCGCCGCCGTGGCCGCCTGTTCGCCCTTCTGATTGCCGAGTACCGCCATGACCAAAAGCGAAATCCTGGAGCTGCAGCGGCGCCTCAACGAAGTGGGCCTGGCCTATTTGGTGCTGGGCGAGCCGCTGAAAGAGGATGGGATTTATGGGAAGAACACCAAAGCGGTTTACAAGGAGTGGCTTGACCGTGATTCCGTCATGCCGTCCGTCACCCCGGAAGCCGCGAAGCCCTGGTGGACCAGTCGCGCCGTCATCGGCCTGCTGACCGTCGGCCTGGCCTGGGCAGCGGGCAAAATGGGATGGCTGGTGGATGATGAGCAAATTACGCAGATTTTGCTGGCCGTGCTCGAAGCCGTGGGACTGGTCGTGGCCGCTATTGGCACCGTCCGGCGCAAGGCGCCTATTGATCCGACTCTCGTGGCTCGCCTGCCTCATGGCCGCGATGTGCGGCTGCCAGTGTTACCCCACCGCGAAAATAGGACTGGCACAGGGCGAGACCCTGGGCCTTTCGGTTTCTGATTACCTTTTTGGCATTCGCTGCCAGGACATTGTGAAATGAAAGATCAGCACGAAAAAATCGCTGGCTATCGCGACCTGAGCCAGGCCGAAATCGACCTGATTAACACGATCAAGGCAAAAGGCAGCGAGTTGCAAGACTTGGTTTGGCAAGTCCAGGCTGCCGCCAATGTTGACGCGCGGTGGGTCTCGATTGGCAAAACTGACCTGCAAACAGGGCTCATGGCGCTGGTCCGCGCCGTAGCTAAACCTGACGGCTTTTAACCGGCATTCGCTGCCAGGACATTGTGAAATGAACGCCTTCACCATTCTCACCACCGTGCTCCAACTAATCCCCGCCATCATCGCCGCGATCAAGGCGATTGAGGAGGCGATGCCTGGCGAAGGCAAGGGCGAGATGAAGCTCCGCGCCATTCGGGAGATCATCGAAGCGTCCTATGACAAGGCCGCTGCCATCTGGCCTGCCGTGGAAAAGACCATTGGGATTTTGGTCGGGCTGTTCAATAGCGTTGACACCTTTCAAAAGGCCAAATGAGTCATGCGCCGATTCAAGCATTGCTGCCTTACGATTGCCGAGGGCGCCATCGCTGGCTACCTGGCCAGCGCCGCCGTATGGATTGGAATCAGTGTCAGCACCGGATTCTGAGCTAACCCATGCCTGCCTCGCCAAATTCCACGAAATGGAGCTGCGCCTGGCGCGGATGGATCAGCAGGTGAAAGACTTGGAATTGCATTGCCACGACATGAACG